TCGATTTGACTTGAAGCACGGGGATTTCTTTTCCATCAATCGTGATTTTTTCTGAACTCATTAGTCCTCCTTCTCCTAGCATATGCATTATGTTGTTACCTCTCTTGGTTTAACTTCCATGATAGAGGCAATGACATGGAGTTCATTAGCATCTCCAGCAGTAACTTTAAGCACTTCGCTTTCTTGTACGACTAAAGGTTTATCTAATAATTCGGTTGTGGTATTGGAATCAATTGATTTAGCATTAAACAAACTAAATACAGTGGAAGATGCATCCGTTAATGTGACGGTCAATGTACATCCTGATCCAGCATCATTACACGCCAATAAACTTTTAACAATAGCAGCCGTTGCACTGGGTACTGTATATAAAGTGGTGATATCGGTTGTGGTTAAATCAACTTTTTTATTAATAAATGCATTAGCCATTATTCTAAAAACCACCCTTGTGAATTAACTTCATCTTTTAAATCTTGTTGGTAAGTGGAATTCAGCTTGTTGATCACCGCATCTAAATCTCTTACTTGAGACTGAGCTATATCTGAATCGTATTCTCTACTCGCTCTTGTTAAGATTTGTACTATCTTTGCCATTATGAGAATGCCTTAAAAGGCTCTCCTTTAAAAATCATTTTCCATTCGTCATCAGTAATGGAATCAAAAGTTCCTGGAGGAGCGCTTTTTTTTATATTATCAATACTTTCATCTGTATTTCCAACATATCCTAGTGCGTTTAACGTATTGTATTGAGGTCTAGTAACTTTTGCCATATAGTCTTCAATCTCAGATAAAACATTACCCTGACTTACGTTATGAATTCCACCTTGATTAGGACGAAAAGGTGCATAGGAATAATTTCTGGCTTCTAGTTCATGCTTGAATGGTATTCCCTTTGCGGTCTGTGTACCCATCTGGTCAGCCAATGATGCTAAATGACTTCTTGCATAAGTTATATCATCCCCTTCACGTTCAAAGTCTTGTGTCATAGCTCGTTTTTGTGGAGTGCTTCCAACACCAGGCATCTCGCCTGTGTATCCTAATCTTTCTAAATTTTTTAATGTCATATTTGTAATCGGAGCTTCTCTTCCTAAAATATTTTGAATGCTTTTGTTTCTTATTCTCTCGTTTCTAGCATCTTCCCATTCCTGTTGGGTCATTCCTTGACGTAAGTTACTCATCCCACTAAAAGGAGAGGCCAAGAAACTCCATGCTCCTGAAACAAAAGGGTTGTCTATTAAATTACCGGCCCATCTCAGAGGGTTACGATTCCGCATAAAATTTTGTCCTGGAACGGAGAAATTAATACCCAAGTTTTTAGGTTGTGAAAAGTTAATACCCAAGTTTCTAGGTTGTCCCATTGTGGCTGCCTGTGCAGCCCCTGATCTAATATCAGCCGCTTCTTGTGGAGATATACCTGCGGCTCTCAAATCTGCTCTCATTCTCTCATTTTGAGGACCCCTACTTTCAGCAGCACTCATTGCTGCACCACTTCTATAGTTTCCTTGAGCATCAAAGTCGTTATAATTAGGAAGCCCCATTGGACCTTCATGTGGGGTTCCTGGTTTTAAAGCTTGTAAGATACCAGCTTCATCATCTGTTATATAAGCTAAATGAACCGGTGTTGAATGAGATCTTGCTTGAAAGGATCGGGGGACAGAAACATTGTCTCCATCATCATGAGCATAGTTTTCAAACTGATGCATAATACCACCTTCATTTTTATGAACACGACTACCATAGGTATCGGTCCAGTCACGAGCAATCTCTGGCTCGTTGGCCCATAGGTATCGTCTTTGTTTCTCTGATTTAAAAGGCATTATCTTCTCCCATCCACTTGAGTATCTATTCTAAATGTACCGAGTTTCCAACTTTGAGATTGTCCGGTATTTTCTATTTTTAATTGTACACCACGAGCTCGTGCTCTGCAATCTTGTTTTGTTGTAGATGTTGTAATGGTAAAGGGTCCTAAAGAAGAGCTTACATAGCTATCCGTGGGGTAATTCTTTAAATTTAAAGTCACTTGAGCATTGCCGGTTTGGGCTAAAAAATCAGGGATAAAACGTCTAATAGACATCATATACTCCCCATCTCCTTTAAAAGTAATTCCTCTCTGTTTGTCTTGAGTAATATCAAAATCCCCTGATTCAATGCTGGCTAATATGTTTGTTGTGGCACCCGTCGCTAAAACTTGATCGGTTCCTTTTTCATGTTGATAATAAGTGGTTGAACCTTCATTATTACCAACCACATAGGTATCCATAGTGGAAGCCACATCTGTATCCGGAGCATAAGCGGTTCCATGAGGATTTCCAAAAACAGAAGAATCGGCCCAAGTCGTTCGAGCAAAAGCTGTATTTGCATTACTAACCCATATTGGTCTTTGTAAAGTGGAATCTAAATAATTATAAGAGACCATTCTATTCACTTCTTCGGATGAAGAAGTTGGATAAAACCACATAAGTTCTCCAAATAAATTATTAAGACCACAGAAAATTAAATCTCTAGGCCGTGTATTTAAATTATCATAAACATAGTCTTCAACTAAACATTGCATTGATTCTAATTTACCGGTGTATCTAAAGAAACCATTTTCAGACATCCAATAAGCCGCACCATCAACTTCGATAGCTGCATTCTTACCAATCAATCCGCAGTTCGTTCCGACTTGTTCAAAAGCAAAGGTAAAAGGTCTTCCCACATAACGCATTAAATAAAGCGCTGTATCGGTCCATACATATAAAGCATCCCGACCTCTTAACGATCCCATGATCCGTGATCCGTCAGTCAATCTCTGTGTGCCCGCAGTATTAATTGCACTCGGTGTATATTCGGTTAGCGATTCTTGAGTTGACCATCTGATAAACATATTATCCTGGGTTGTTGCATCTTGTAGCGTGGTTTCTGTACCCAGAAAGACAACGTGACGATCCGGTGTAGAGACAATCATGTGTCGTGAGGCAGTTGGAACCTGTGTTCCTGTAATAGCGGTCGCTCTTGTTGTAGAAGCTGCAACAGAAGAAGCATCCCATTCAAAACATTTTCCATTATAAATCATAGCTAGAACCGTTTGACCAAAACTATCAATAACCCATAAGCCTGGATCAATAGTAAAGTCAGCTCCTGAGGCTTTACCCCATCCAAAATAACTTGTGGTATTCGTCACGGTTGCTCCATCGGAATGAGAAGCTGCTGTAGTTCCTCGCTGTTCTCTCGCTCCTCCACTTAAAACATTTGTGGTTGTATTATTATCGGTGTAACTAATTTCTTCTGTTCCGATTAAAATATAACCCGGACTTCCTCCACTAACATCAGTTGGAAATTGAGAAGAATCATCTAAGGTAATACTTGTAACAGCATCATTGATGGCTCCATCTAAAGTTGAAGTTACTGCGGGCGTGGCTGTTCCAGCCCAGTTTCCAGTCCCCCATCCATGACCCGCTGCTTGTTGCACTGGGCCCACTGGATAATAAACTTTAATTTTAATTCCTCCTGAAGTAGATGCACCGGATCCTCCTTCGTTAGCATCCATAGTAATCGTAAATGTCGTTGGGGTTGGCACGGAAGCCACCATAAATTTTTTATCATTGAAATCGTCCGCATCATAATTTGAATCTGTAATAGTTGAAAAGTCGCTGAAGAGAACAATATCTCCTTGAGTTAATGCTAAATTTGTTGAAGTGGTAATGGTGACTGTAGGAGATCCATTAGTTGTACTGAAAGCATTGGTTTCAGTTGTTGTGGATTTAATCGGATGAATATCATAAAACACCCCTCCACTATATGCATATAAAATTCTGTTAGTACCAATAATAGAATATTTAGTTCCACTATTATTGATTAAATGGTGTTGAGCTCGAGCCGCTCCAATAATAGTATCGTCCCCTAGTTGTTCCCAACCTCCTATTTTTTCTGGAGTCCCATAACGAAAGCGAACATTAGCTCCACCTTGCCATTGGAATTCTCCTCCTGTTGGGGTAACTTGTTTATTGAATCCGGGTAAAAATCCTATCTTTTGTAACATAAATTCCAAAATATAATAGAATTACTGATATATCAACTCTTTTTAATGAAGTCAAAATAATTGAAATTAATCAAATATTTAAAAGTATCTATTTTAGATGGCTTTCCTCTGTGTGGAATACGGGTATCAAACACCACTATTTTATTAGCTTTAGCCTCAACAAATTTAATTTCTTCTCCCATTTTAAATTCTGTGCCACCATCAAAATCGTTTAAATACAATATGGCTGTTTTACAATTAAAAGGATAGTCAGTATGAAACCCATCAGAGCTCCATTTATCATCAGAACTATGTTGATAAAAAGGGCTAACAAGCATATTAGCTTTTACGTCAACTACAGCACTTGAATTTAAAATTTTTAAAATAGGTATTATATATTTAAAATAATAGTCTGTGTTTATTCTGTGGTCGTTATAGAAGGAATGAGTAAAAAATCCTAAGTCTTTAGGAGAGGTCATATGATCTCTTTTAAACCATGCAAATTCAGATTTAACAATTAATGTTTGTAGATCGTTAAAAAAATTTTTATCTAAAAAATTTTCTATTATCTTAATTTCATGATCAGGTGGTGGTAAATCTAGTTTCATCTTTCTATTCACTCAACATATACTATCTAATATTTATGTCAATATTACTTAGGTATTATTATATTCCAATCTAAATCATCCATTAAATCATCAAAATACAGTAA